CAGGCGTTGGGCAAGTTGAATGGACAACTACAAGGCCTACAGAAAAGCAGTTTTGGATTGGGCAAAGCGGTCAAACTGGCGGGGGCGGCATTCGCGGCCATCGGAACGGCCAAATTGGTCGGTGGCGTTATCAACACCATTAGAACATTTGAAGATCTACAAGCAACATTGAAAACGGTGCAAGGGTCGACAGAAGCGGCGGCCGAAGCATTTGATCTAATCAGGAAATTCACAGCAGGCACCACATTCCAACTAGCGGAAGTATCAGAAGGTTTCATCACATTAAGAAACGCAGGATTGAATCCTACGCAACAGATGATGACGGAACTAGGTAATATTGCCGCTGGTATGGGCAAAAGGTTTGATGATGTTGCTAGGGCGGTGTTCAATGCAACCACTGGTGAATTTGAAATGCTTAAACAACTTGGTATCAAAGTAAGGGTCCAAGGAGACAAACTAGAAGCACAATTCAGAGGCACAACTATAAAATTAAACAATAATGCTGAAGAGATACTGGGCCTACTTCAAAAAATAGGTAGGGAAGATTTTGAAGGTGCCATAGAAGAAAGAGCCAATACTTTAAGTGGTGCTTTCTCAAACTTCTCTGATGCCATTGCAGAGACGGCAATGAAAATTGGTGAAGGTGGTTTGAAAGATGAACTTACTGCCGCGGCCAGAGGCCTAACACAATTTATAAATCAAAATGAAGAAGCCATTAAATCAATTGGAAAATTTGTTGGCACAACGGTAGGATTGTTGATTGATGCCCTTGGATTTATTGCAGGAGCATTCATAGATGTTGCATCAACGGTTGGCAAGGTTATTGATGGCATCGTAGAATTTGGCAAGACGGTCTTAAGATACATTCCTGGAATAAACAAACAAACCAAAGCATTGGACGCCACAGCAAGGGCGTTGATGACCACTGACGACGCATATCGTGGTGTTCACAAAAGTGTAGAAGAAACAACAGAGGCAACTGAACCGTATACAGATGCCATAATGAGGCAAAATGAAGTCACAACTGAAGCGGCGAGATCATTCAAATTCTATGATGACGCAATCAACAGGACAAAAAGATCACAGCAGGCCGCAGAAAGATCAGCAAAAGAATTAGAAGAAGCAATCGCCAACGACGCCATATTGATGGCATTGAAGAAGACAATTGGAGAAGGCTTCACACCTTTACAAGGCAAGATCACGGCCATAGCGGCAGGTATGTCAGCATTCAGGGACACAGCATCAAGTTCATTGACGGATGTCATAATGGGAACAAAATCTTTGAGAGATGCATTGGGCGAGATTGTAAACAGCACATTGAGAGCATTGATACAAGGCTTCATTAATTTAGGTATCACCATATTCATACTGGAACCATTAGAAAGATTCTTAAGAAGACAGGTTGAAAATCAAAAAAAATTAAACAGCCAATTGAAAACAGAGATAGCATTGAGGACCGTATTGGCCTTCTTGACTGGAGGAACAAGTCTGGCCTCACCAAGAGCAGTTGGTGGACCTGTCACCGCAAATCAACCATTCCTTGTGGGTGAACGAGGTCCGGAACTTTTCATTCCAAACCAATCTGGAGATATCATACCAAACAACCAAATTGGATTCAATGATGGTATAGCACAGGGCACTGGTGGCACCACCAATGTCACATTTAACATAAACACAATAGACGCATCAGATTTTGATTCGTTGTTACAAGACAGGCAGGACCTGATCATAGGATTGATCAACAGAGGTCTCGCCGAAAGAGGTAGAAGGAGTTTAGCATAATGAGTGGCACATTTCCATTACAAGCAGGATTTCAAACAACAGATTTTACATCTCAAACGCAAAGCAGGGTAACGGTGAGCGTATCTGGCAAAGCACAGAGAATAAAAACAGGAGCACAATTTTTTACATTCAAATTGAAGTCTCCACCAATGACGAGAACACAGGTAGATGCTGATTTCAGTTTTATTGCCTCACAGGATGGGCAGTTTGGAACATTCACCATAGTGCCACCTGTGATCAGTTCAACCAAAGGCACAGCATCAGGGACGATAACGGTGCAAAATGTCACCAGTGAATCTCCTGTCATGAGTCTTGCCGCTGGCAGTAAGAATGTTGGTGTAAACAGCAACAATGCAGGTGACACTTTGAAAAAAGGTGATCTAATCAAGTTTTCAAATCATGATAAAGTTTATATGTTGACTGAAGATGTCAATTTTGATGGATCTACGGTTGACCAGTTAAGTTTCTATCCACCATTAACAACGGCATTGACAGGTGGTGGCCAAACCATAACATACAATAGTGTTCCGTTCAAAGTTTATTTGACATCAGATTCACAATCATTTTCAACATCAGCAAACGGATTACACCAATATGAGATAAGTGTAAATGAGGAGATCTAATGGCAAGAGATTTAGCCTCATCATTACAGACAAAATTGGCTGGCAAAAGTTTATTTGCCGCAGACCTGATTGAATTACATCTGGCCACACCATTGTATTTCACAACAACTAACATCGACATAGACTTTGATAGTGCCACGGCACCCGACGCAGGATCCAACACATATCTAGCCCAAGGACAATTTTTATTCTTTGGCAATGTGGTTGAAAGTTCTGACCTCCGTGTTGGACAGATAGACATGACTTTCACCGCAGTTGACACCACAACGGTGGCATTGTTGATTAACAATGTTTACATGAACAAGAGGGTGGTTGTCTACCGTGCTATCCTGCAGGATGATTATAGTTTTACTTCAGATGATGTGTTCACGGTGTTTGACGGATTCATCATGGGATACAGCATCCAAGAGGATGTCAACACTGCCACGGTCACAATGACGGTGGCATCACAATTCGCTGATTTTGAAAGATCAAATGGCAGGAAGACCAATCCTGCATCACAGCAGATACATTTTCCAAACGATGACGGCATGAATTTTTCTGCACAAATAGTTAAAGACCTAAAATGGGGCAGGGCATAATGACAGATTACAGATTTGAAAATTGGAACATCAAACATTTCACAAAATTTGAAGAAATTGCCTACAAAGCAATTTTTGAACGAGGCATGGTAGATGTGGATTTCAGCAAACAGCATTGGAACATCCATTTAAAGAATCTTGTGTCATTGGCCAGTAATGTAGTCCGTTTATTATACAAAGGTGATCAATTGATTGGCTTCTATATCCTACAATTACACAATCTACCCTGGAATCACAGAACACACGCCTTATTCACACTATTACACATCATACCAGGTCACAGAACGCTAGAATTGTTCACGTCATTGTTGAATGATGCCAAGGCATTGGCCAAGTTGAACAATGTGGTATCAATACAGACTAGTGACAAGGCTTTTTTGTTGGATGAAAATGATAAACTGACACTATTACACCGTGCAGGTTTTGATCAAATAGAAATGGTTTGGGAGACAAAACAAAATGCGTAGCCAAACACACATCAAAGACCATTACCACGCAAATACAGGCGTCTGTGTCAATCTAAACACTATGAAAAGTGTGATTGATAATGTTATTGACTTCTACAAACAATTTGCATTCTACGAACACGCGACCTATGTTGAATTATATCAGCATATTTCTCCCAGCATCCGAAATGGCACACACAAAGTTTTCCAAACCAATGGAGAAATATGGGGGTTTTGTAATTGGGCATTTTTGTCACCACAGGTGTTGAAAAAATTTTTAATCAAAGGTCGATTATACACATTGGATTGGCAGACCGGCTTACAAATGGTTTGGGTTGACGTTGTTGCCAAGCGAGATCCAAAATTAGTAGTTAAATGGTTAAAAAATTACACCGCAAATCTTTATGGTCCAGACCAAAGTGTGTATTGGTTGAGAACAGACGGAGCCTACAACATAAACAGAATAGGTAAAGCAAAGATACAGGATTATTGGAAATATGAGTAAACTTTTTAAAGCAGTCACCAGGCCTTTTGTGAAAGCGGCCAAAGCCATTGTAAAGGGCTTCACCAATGTGGTCAGCGGATTGGTATCTGCTATCACATCACCTTTTGGTGCAAACATTGATGTTCCAGATTACGATATAGGCACAGACCAAGCAGAGGCTATCCAAGGAGTTCTTCTTAACAAGGATTCTGCCATCAGTCACATACCTGTGGTGTATGGCACAAGAAAAGTAGGAGGCACTCGTGTCTTTGTGTCAACAGATGGAACGAATAACAAATACCTTTACTTGGCATTCGTTATGGCAGAAGGACAGATCAATGCTTTCCAAAAATTCTTTGTGGATGACAACGAAGTGACATTGAGTTCATACACACACGGCACCGTAGCCACACCCACCGGTGGAGATTACAAAGACAAAATTAAAATACAATTTTTTGACGGCAGAGACACACAGGTCAGTTCAAGCATTCTATCAGAAACACCCAATTGGACTAGTGACCATAGATTAAGTGGCATTGCCTACCTGGCCATAAGATTTGAATGGACAGGATTCAACACAGACACAAATCCAAATAACAATCCTTTTGGTGGAGGCATACCTGTGGTGCAGGCACAGATACAGGGCAGAAAAGTTTATGATGCCACCACTTTGACAGCAGATTCAACAACTTCGCACGATACCGCATATGAAGATGAACCAACTACATTCACCAACAATCCTGTGTCTTGTCTATTGGATTATATGCGTAACTCCAGGTATGGCAAAGGACTTGCCAATAGTTCATTCAATTTTGACACCTGGAAGACAGCGGCAGACCTTTGTGACCAGACCGTGACCTATACCAACGGCACAACTTCAAAGGCTTTCACTTGTGATGCTGTATTGGACACAAAAAACAGCCTAATGGTGAACATAAAAATTATTTTGGCAGGATTCCGAGGTATGTTGCCGTATCAAGCAGGCAAATACAAATGCAAAATAGAACACGGAGGTGATGACACAGATATTTCAGCAACACCTTCAGATCCAACCACGGTATTCACGGTCACAGCAGACCATTTAATTGGTGGTTTGAGATTGGAGGGTGAAAGCAAACAACACAAGGCAAACAGAGTAGTGGTGACCTATGTGGATCCCGAAGCAGACTTTCAACCAAATGATGTTACCTTTCCCGAAGAAGGAAGTGCAGATGACATTGCCTTTTTGGCAGATGACAACAACATACGGTTGGAGAAAAGAATTACTTTACCCACAATAACAAACAGATCCATTGCAGAACAATATGCAAGGGTGTTTTTGAGAAGATCGAGGAATCAAAAATATGTTTCTTTCAATACCAACCTTGCCACTTCAAACACTTCAGTCGGAGACCTAATCAGAGTGCAGAGTGACACAATAGGACTTGATGGAATATTTAGGATCATGGATATGCGAATAAACAGCAGAGGAGATATACAGATAGATGGCATAGAACATCAATCTTCAACTTACGCCATTAGTGCCAGCGGTGATGATTATGTCAGACCAACATTGAACTTACCTGATCCATTCCAGGTGATAGCACCAACAGGATTGACGGTGCAGTCTGGAAACCAATTTGATCTTACAGATTCGAATGGAAATGTCACCAACAGATTAAGTGTTTCATACACAGCATCAACTGATCCTTTCTTAAGTGACTACATAATACAATACAAGAGAAGCAGTGATGCAAACTTCACAACTTTTTCACAGACAGCAGAAACTTTTGCCTTTGTTTCACCGGTGGTGTTTGGTGATTCCTATGATGTGCGTGTTGCCGCAAGGAATCAATTGAACAGAAGAAGTGGTTTTGTAACGGTATTGAATCATACCGTGTCAAACACATTCCAACCCAGCACAGGTTCAAGTTCAACGCAGTCAGGCAGTGGATCAACCACAAATGTTAATTTCAACCCATAGGAGATACGAATGGCAATAACAGGAACAGGTTTTTATGATGCGTCACAGGATTTATACCTGCCAAAGGACACATTCACTTGGGCAGACGCCGGCAACTCACCATATGGTAGTTGGGATACCTATACCAGTTGGTATCAAAATCTTTCAAGTTCTACCACGGTTGCATTCACAAGTGAAACAATTGATTTTGGCCGTAGTGCCAAGGTGTTTCCTTTGATAACACTGACCGCATTAAAGGATGGTGACACCGCAACGTCGGCCACTTTCGGCAGTGAGGCAACACCACAGATAGCAATAGAAGGCAGTGATAATTCTGACATGAGCAGTGCTACAACGGTCACCATGACCAGGGCAAGTGCCAACAACACATTCACAGGACTGGGATCAAAGAGATATTATCGTGTCACGGTCACGATCGATTCCGGCACAAACACAGCACCGCAGGGTTTCAGGGGTGTAAACATAGTGTTGTTGACAGAAGCGATAGAAGAAGTAATCACAGACTTTAATACAGCAACGGTTGATGATGGTAGCACATTGTTAAGATCCATACCAACAACAAACACTTATTCAGATATCAGTTTCGTGGGTCTAACACCAAAGACAGAAATAACAGATACGGTTGTCACAGGGGTCAGCAGTGACGGATCCAGTGCCATCTTCTATGTGGTCACTGGTTATGTGAACACAGGTTATTTCGTTGGCGACACAGGCACAACATCAGTGACAACTTCAAATGTTGAACTGCCGCCATTGATCCGGTTGGTTTCAACCTCAAACAGCAATTTCACGGTGCAGGTCTACAAACCCAACACAGCAGAAGACACCAACACCACACTGGACGCCCTTGTTAAAGGACTACCACAGGTGGCGATGGACATAAATGGTAACATTATCAGAACAACCTAATTAAATAACAAGGAGGATACACAATGGCTTGGCCAGCAAACGCAAACAATATTTCAACCGCAAATGTTGATTCTGGAACAGACAACCCTGCTTCGGCAAGGGCAGACATTAAGGCGGCATTTGACGAACTTATCAATGTGATAAACGGAAGGGCAGAGGCATCTGGCGTTGCAAGCCTGGACTCCAACACAAAGATACCATCAGCACAACTTCCGGATGAGATCAACTCTTCAGGTTCCACCAACCTCACCATTGACCCATCAACTGGTGTTGTGGTGATAGAAGATGTGGCACAACTGAATCCAGTGGCCTATGCGGCACTGCCTGGATCACCTGCAAAAGGACAAATAGCATTCTTGATCACGGATGGTGCGGGCTCTACCAAGAACAAGCCAATCTATCACAACGGCACGGCCTGGAAATATTTCAACGACGATAGCAGTGTAGCAACAAGTTAAGGTGCAGGACTTTGATGTCCTGATCCATAGGTATGGCTACTGGCAATGCGAAAGACACAAGAAGAAAAACAAATGTGTTGGACACCATTCTTGCCATTGGATAATGAAAAAAAAGCCAAGGACCAAGACCCATAACCTCAATGAGATTAGAACAAAAACACGACCCGCAATATCGAAAGATACTTGAATACAGCGTCAATGACAGCCATCAATATCATGAAGCGGATGAAATGTTGCGTAGGTGCTGTGACAGGCTCACACACTTCCAGACGCATCATGTGATCGAGATAGATCACGAACACTATCAACCCATCATTGACAGGGAGTCACACATATGGCAGAGCCTTTATGAATGGCTACATTCCGCGGGTGGGATCCAATGGCTGTTGCAATCCGCAGATTGGCCGGCAGTGATGCAACGACATCTTACCTTTTTATCTTTGCGGATCCCATTCAAAAATTAGAGGGGGCAACCGTTTTTTGGTGGTATTGGTGCGTTTGGTCTTTTTGGCTTTCTTGTCGGGTTCAAACCTTTCCCAACCATTCTGACGCATACGATCCTGTTGTGCCAAACGACTATAATTGAAACGCCTGGCCATTATAGCACATCATCCAATCTCACTCCCACACTGGTCTTCAATATGGTGTTGGCTGTGCCTGTTGCTATCACTCCGTGCTGTCTTTGCCGTTCAGTGAGATATCCTTTGTCACCTTTCAGCGGCACAATCATCTTGTGATCGTTGGCTATCACTATCACGGTGTATCTATGGTCTTGGCGTTCATTGATTTTGATTACACTCAAATCTTTTACGGTGTCGCCCTTGCCCTGCTTGTATCCAGGCAGATAGCATTTGCTGACCCATATGTCAGTGGCACGGTATCCGGCATTTCTCAAGGCTTGTCTTGTGTGTCGCACCAATTCATAATGTGGCGATGACCATTCCTGTGCAGTGAGATTCCTACGGAAGTGAGTCCAAGGTGAATTCAGCAACGCCCTGAAGTTCCGGATCTGGTGTTTTTTACACACCGAGATATTGATCTTGTGTCTTGCGTCACCTGTGTTTGTCTGTTTGTCAAACAGGTCCAGTTTCATCCATTGCCAATCAGCAGGTAGGTCCTGGCTACAATGGTTGATCTTACTGGCCTTCTTTTCTTTCTTGACGGAGTCAAGTTCTGGTAAAGATTGTTCTTTAGATACAATCTTTAACTTGTGTTTATTTGTTGTTATTATGTTGTTAATGTTGTTATTGTTTGTAGCCATATTGTCTCCTATTCACAAGTATATATTATCTGGTATTTGATTGTCAATCTTTTTCGGAATAAATATTCATGTGATTGTGTGGTTCGAAACGCATTTTACACGACGCCTTTTTGACTTATAAGTCACAATCACACAAGTTCGACTGACATTGAACTTACCCCTTACCACACTGGGTTGGCCCTTTGATATGTGGCCATATTGACACAGCCAACCCAGTCGTGCAACTGCCAACACCGGAATCTCGTAAATACACATGTCTTTGCCATTCTCCTTGCAGGGAACAAAGACAAGGCTGTAAATAGGCATATCTACAGGCCCGGCACCGAGCGGTTCTTACGCATACGCCATATGTTTTAAATCCTATTGCTCGGTGCCACCCAGATCTCACCCGTAGGTTGTATAACCCCCACAAAAAACCCCCATTTCTTGCGGCTCATTTGCCAGTTGACGCATTTACCTTATATGCTATAATGAATATATGAAACAGATGACATATGAAGATTATGCCAATGAATTACATCGTGTGATCGTTGAATTAGGGTTGTGGAACAACACGATCCATTTGTATGAATCAAAAGATCATTGTGTAAAGCGGGTCACTCAATATTGTAGGCCCTTTAACAATAATAATTGGTGTTGGCAGTTCGTAGAGTTTTGGAACCGTTTAAACAAAGCAGAACGATTTGAACTATTGGATAGCCTCAAATTGGAACATTGGTTTGACGACGAAACATATCGTTATGGCTTGAAGAAGGAGCCAGCATAGACCCAGGATTGCGCCAGCAATCTGCGTGAGCCAGATTTACCAAATAAGATTACCAAAAGGTGCAGAAGTTGAATTGTCAAAAAAAGTACAAAAGATAGCAGACGAAACTGGC